CCAGCAAGACCGAGCCGAGCGGCTTTCAGATGCCCTACCTGGAGCGCCCATACGTTTTTGGCATCTTCGACTGCTACTCGCTGCTGGTGGACTACTACCAGCGCGAGTTCGGCATCGAGCTCGAGCGCCTGGCCGACCTGCGGGTGGAGAAGTGGTGGAAAACCGGCCAGGACTTCATGGGCGAGCATTACGCCAAGCAAGGTTTCCAGCCAGTCACCGATGACTCATGGCAGGATGGGGACGTGCTCTTGTTCGCCCTGGACAGCACCATTCCGAATCACGTTGCCATATACGTCACGGGTGATATAATTCTTCACCACATGCCAAACCGGCTGTCGCGGCGCGAAACGTGCGGCAGCTTCTGGCGCTCGCGCTTGACGCATCACCTTCGACATCAATCCAAATGCTGACCACAGTTCGTCTCGATGGCGTGATGGGCGCCCAATTCGGCAAGGAGTGGAACCTCGCGGTCTCCAGCCCTTCCGAAGCGCTGCGCATGATCGAGGCCAACAAGCCTGGGCTGCGCGCATGGATGGTGCAAAACATCGCGACCTACGATGCCTACAAGGTAGTCTGCGTCTACGACGATGATCGCGAGGAGGCACTCGATGACGAGAGCTACGGGCTTCAACGCACCGGTCTGAAAATGATTCGCTTCACCCCGGTGGTGAGCGGGGGCAAGGGCGGCGGCATCTTTGGAATCGTCGTCGGCGCCGTCATCGTGGCGGTGGGTATCGTTACCGAGAACCCTTTCCTGATCAAGGTGGGCGCCACGCTGATCCTGGGCGGCGTGATCCAGGCACTGAGCCCGACTCCGGACACCAAGAACACCAACAACGACGGGGCCAACGCCACCTCGTATTACTTCGACGGGCCGATCAACAACGAACAGCAGGGCGCCCCCGTGCCGCTCATCTATGGGCGAGTGCAGGTAGGCTCACACACGATCTCCGCATCGATCTCGGTGGACGAGCTCGAGGCAACCGTTGCGACCATCGCCACTGCAGAAACCCCACCGTCTGATTCAGGACAGCTTGGACCATAATGTCAACCGAAGCATCAGATAGCCTGCGTTCAAAAGCCACGCTGACCTTGCTCGACTTGTTGGGCGAGGGGCGCATCGGCGGTCTGGTCGACGGCGACAAGTCGGTCTTTCTGAACGACACCCCGCTGCAAAACGCCGATGGCACGTACAACTTCAATGGCGTGAGTTCGGCCTACACCTGGGGTCACAACAATCAGGGCGTGCTGCCAGGCTTCGGCAATTATGTCGAGACCCCGTACAACGCCAGCATCCAAATCAAGAAGAACTCACCTTACACGTTCACGGTCTCCAACCCGATGGCCGACTCGGTGCGCGCCATCGTCACCTTCCCCAGCCTGACCTACACCGACAGCGGCACCGGCAACATCAGCGGCACCACGGTGCAGTACAAGTTCCAGATGTCGCTCAACGGCGGGGTGTTCACCGATGTCCCCATAGTGCCCATTGCCATCACTGGCACCTGGGCGGTTGAAAGCGGGCAGCAGACGGCCACAGTGGTCGGCAATACTCAACAAATGTCGGCGACCATCCAGGCCGCTTCGACCAATTTTGCGGGCGGCTGGATCGACGTGCAGGCGCAAGAGTACAACGGCAGCGCTTGGGTCAACCTGGGCGGCGTCAAGCGACTCACGATCAAGTACCTGATGATGTACCAGGGTGGCGAAGACCTGACCCTGACCAACGTCTCGGACAGCTATACCGTCCAGTCGAAGTATTCCAAGGTTCGCTTTCTGCCCAATGGCAGCTACGTGCCTGGTGGAACCTTCGAGACCGGCGCCATCACGTCAGGCTCGGTCAGTCCGATCATCACGGTCTCGGGCAAATCGCGCTCGAAGTACCAGCGCAAGCACATCATCTCCATCCCGCGTCCGGCCAACTCGGTGCAGATTCGCATGGTGCGCCTGACGGACGACTCCACCAGTTCGTTTCTGACCAACGATACCTATCTCGATTCCTATTACGAGATCATTTCGTTGAACATGACCTATCCGAATTCGGCGTTGTACGGTTTTCGCGTCGATTCGCAGCAGTTCAGCCAAATTCCCACGCGCTCCTATCTGGTGGACGGGCTCTACATCCAGGTGCCCACCAACTACGACCCGGTGACGCGCGCCTACACCGGCGTGTGGGACGGCACCTTCAAGATGGCAGTGTCGAACAACCCCGCCTGGGTCATGTACGACCTGCTGACCAACAAGCGCTATGGCTTGGGCACGTACCTGACGACCAGTCAGATCGACAAGGCCATGCTCTACACCATCGGCAAGTATTGCGACGAGATGGTTCCTGATGGCTTCGGCAGCACCGAGCCGCGCTTCACGCTCAACACCGTCATCTCCTCGCGGGGTGATGCCTACAAGGTGATCTCGGACATCGCCAGCGTGTTTCGCGGCATGACCTACTGGGCCGGTGGCATGGCCTGCTTCACGCAGGATGGGCCCACCGATCCGACCATGCTGTACTCGCGCGCCAACGTGATCGATGGTGCGTTCAGCTACACCGGCAGTGCGCGCAAGGATCGCCACAGCGTGGTGTACGTGACCTACAACGACCCGAAAACCAACTACAAGCAGAAGGTGGAGTACGTCGAGGACACGGAGCTGCTGGCCATGTACGGCGTTCGCAAGCTCGATACCCTGGCCTTTGGCTGCTCTTCGCGTGGCCAGGCGGCTCGCGTGGGTCGCTGGATTCTCTACACCGAAAAATACGAATCGGACTTCATCAGCTTCAAGGTGGGTATCGATTCGGCATTCGTGGCCCCTGGCAACGTGATCAAGATTCAAGACCCCAACCGCGCAGGCAAGCGCGCCGGCGGTCGTCTGGTTTCTTGCACGAGCAACAGCGCCACGCTGGACGCCGCAACCACCATCGCCGCCGGCGGCATTCTGTCGATCATGATGCCCGATGGCACTTTTGTGGATCGCACGGTTCAGCAAAGCCCTGGCGCCCACACCACCTTCACCTGGAGCGTGCCGCTGTCGACGCTGCCGCAGGACAACGCCCTGTGGTTGATGCAAGACAGCCAAATCCTGCCCATCCTGGCGCGCGTGGTCAGCGTATCGCAATCCAGCGCTACCGAGTTCGAGATCACGGCGATCGAGCACAACCCCTCGAAGTATGCCGCCATCGAGCAGGGACTGACCCTGGCCGATCGCCCCACCTCGATCATCGACCCCACGTTCGTGGAACAGCCCACCGACCTGCAGGTCGCCGAATCGATTTACCTCGCCGCACCTGGCGTGGTGGCCAACAAGATGCTGATCTCCTGGTTCGGCAACTCGACTCAGTACGAACTGACTTATCAGCTGCTGTCCGCCACGACTCCGACCAACGCGGTCAAGGTGCGGGTGCAGGACGCACTAACCTACGAAGTGCCCAGCGTCGAGCTTGGCACCTACCAAGTCACCATCGTGGGCATCAACCCGCTGGGCAAGCGCTCCAATGCGGTCACCACGACCTACACGGTGATCGGCAAGCAATCGCCGCCCTCGAGCGTCACCACCATCCAGGCCACGCCCAGCGCATCGGGCGTACTGATCCAATGGAGCTCGATCGCCGACATCGACCTGAAAGCCTACGAGCTGCGCCAGTGCGCAACCGTGGGTCAGGTCTGGAGCTCGGCCGCACGGGTCAATCAAACCACCTCCACGACCTCGTACACGGTGCCGCTGACCACGGCCGGAACCTACGAGTGGATCGTGCGGGCGCTGAATCTGACCGGCTACTACAGCGCGACCGATGCTCGCGTCACGCTCACCATCGCCAACCCGAACACCCCGGTCATCAGCGCAAATCTGATCAATGGCATTTGCAAACTGACCTGGGCGAGCGCCCAGACCTCGCTTCCGATCGACAACTACGAAGTGCGCGTGGGCTCGAGCTGGGCAACCGGCACGACCGTAGGTCGGGTGACGGCTGAAACCTTCAGCATCCCGGTGACCTGGGGCTCGACACAGACCTTCTGGATCATGGCCACCGATGTGGGCGGCAACAAGGGTTCGGCCGGCAGCGTGAACGCCAGCGTCAGCAACCCGGTGCTCAACAACCTGGCCGTGGCCATCGTGGCCGACCGCTACCGCCTGACCTGGACCGGCGTCGAGACCTCCTTGCCCATCAACGAGTACGAGATTCGCATCGGCGACTCCAGCTCCACGTGGTCAACAGCCACCGTTCTTGCCGACATCTCGGCTTCAAGCTACGAGGCGAAGATCGACTGGGCCGGCGTGAAGAAGCTCTACGTGGCTGCGATCGATTCGGCCGGCAACGTAGGCAGCGCCCAGAGCGTGTCGCTCAACATCGCTGCCCCAGGCACGCCCACCATGACAGCGACGGTCTCTGGCACCAATGTGACACTGGCCTGGGCCACGCCGGCACTGGGCAGCCTGGCGCTGACCGGCTACGAGGTGCGTCAGGGCACCGGCACCTTC